CTCGGGAAACTCCAACCGCTTCTTAATACTGTTCAGTAAGATGATGTTGTACGCTTCGGCCTCATCATTAAAGAAGACTCCCCATGTCGTCAGGGCCGTAAAGTCAGCACGGTTGTGCTTCTCTGCAGCAGAGTCTAACGACATGATAATATACTCGCAGTTGGGCGGGTCTTCCTTTGTCCAACGACTCCACCACTCACGCTTAACGATGGCAGCTTCTTCCGCCGTGGGTTCCTGCTGATACTGGGCGTTCCACTGGAAGACTGGCATAGAAGCCTTAGTCCGTAGCAGTGCTTCCAAATCAAAGAACTCAGGCCATAACGGCTTCTGTACAGGCTTACCTGTCTTTTTATCTGAGGTCTCTAAGATCGCAGGGAACTCGATCACCTCGAACTCATCAGCACGTTCGTTGTTTCCCATATCCCGCACAACACGACCTGTCAGGTCATCCATGTGCCAACGGGTTTGGATAATCGCTACCCGCCCTCCGGGCATTAAACGCGTACGTGCCCCAAACGTGTACCACTCATACGCCTTCTCAAATACCGAGAAGTTACCGTTAATAACGTCTTGCTCAGAGTGTGGATCATCCACTAGAAGCAGGTCAGCACCACGTCCAGCAAGGGCTGAACCCACCCCACAAGCGTAGTATTCGCCCCCTACACTGGTGTTCCACCGACCTGCAGACTTGGAATCAGAGGCCAAACCGACCGTAGGAAACACCGCTTTATAGGCGTCTACACCGATTAAATTACGTACTTTACGCCCAAAATCTACAGCTAAATCAGTAGTATGCGACACCATCATGACTTTTTTATTAGGATTCCGCCCTAAATACCACGCTGGGTAAAAGATAGACACTAACTGGGACTTACCGTGACGTGGGGGTATGTTTACGCATACTCGATCCTTGTCCCCACCCTCAATCGCCATCAGCATGTCAGCCAATATGCGGTGATGTTTACCCACAATGAACTCAGGCATCATCACCTTGCAGAACTCTATCAGGTCGTCGTACGCTAACTTGTTTTTCTTGCGGGAATCCAGCTCATTGACCAGTTTGTCGATCTCAAGGACTTCATCTTGGGTATAATCGTCCAGATTATCCAACATCACTTGGATTTCTTCTTCTGTAAAGTCTAAAGCGACCTCACTCATCGTCATACTCTTCGTATATCTCGGGTTCTTCAGGTGTCAACCCTAATTCTGCGTCCACGTCAATAACTTTTCCCTCAAATATGATGGGTGCACCCAATTCTTCGGGCGGATTGACTAACTTCTCTAGCTTTTGACGCAACTTGGCACGTAGATCGTCCGTAGACTGGTGCGTTATAGTGACTTCTGACTTCTCTGCAAACAAACTAACGTCTGAAATCTTACCTAACAGCTCTAGGGCACGGATTCTTACCCGTGGGTCTGGGTTCTCTGACTCTAGTAGCAGCTTATTGGTTACAAGGTGGCGTATCTGGGTAGCACTCTCGGCTACAGACTGCCCAAACTCTTGCAAGATGTTGTTAGTAAGCACTAATGAGGCCGGGGTCATCTTAGCAGCCTTGGGGTTGCTCACTTTCTTAGATGTTTTTATAGGATCTTCGGCGTATTCCACGGCTAGACCTGCTGCTATGGTCTTATCACCCTTGTCTGGCGCTATGTCTAGGCCGTGTTCGGACAAATATAACGCAGTATTGCAGGCCGCTTCCGCACGAACGCGGAGATCTGCATAGGACATGTCCACAGATAGGGGTATTCCAACTTCTGGATGAAGCACTACTGTCATAGATGTACGCAGGTTGTTAACCGTTACCGCAAATGTACACGAAAAATAATTTTTTGCAACATTAATCCATTATACTCATTAACTTATCTAGAAACCCCGGTTCTTCCGGCAAGAACCCTAACCGCATACGTTGTTCTTCGGTCATACCTTCTAAAAGTTCTGCCTCTAGATCTCCAAACCGCTGTAAATCTCGTTTTTCCCAACTATATAAGTCGTCTGGAGATCTTTCTCCCATCTGCAACTGCCGTATAAGTTCATATATCTTGTGTTCGCCTTCGCCGGTAAACGCAAAATCAGTCTGTTTTAAGTGATCTTGCACCCTTTCAGAACGTAGCCCTCTATGCCGTAACTCATGCTTTAACGTATCTTCGTATGGATGCCCTTCAACTTTATTGTACTGCGTCGTTAAGTCTACAAAAACATCATCCTCTCGGGTAGGGCCACCAACCATAGCGGCCTGAATACCACTAAACCGGTCGTTAAGTAGCTCTTCATATTTCGGTAAAGACATGGCACCGTCGTAATTTTGGTGGGGAGTTACGTATCGCCCTAATGTCCTAGAGCCGGGGCTGCCTATAGGTCTGGTGTAGCTTCTTATGTTTGCAGGTTGGCTGAATTGTGGGTTATCTGTTTGGTCGCCGTATAGTCCGAGCGCAGTAAGCACGGCTCCCGGCCCTTCGTTCATCTTATACCCTTCGGGTAATTCATCCTGAACCCCCATGAGGTACTCGATCTTAAGCATTTCTTCAGACGCAGCTTTTGCATCTTCGTAGGCTTCAGGGCTACTAAACCCCAACGCTTGCCACTCTGGTCTTCGCTCTGCCATGACTACATACCTAACCGTTTAAAACGGTTTATACCGAAAAATAATTTTTTATGCAAGAAGGTTGGGACTCCTACCGGGGGGTGTTCCTATATAGAGGGGGGTGGGGGTCGAGTCTGATGAAAAAGGGGTTTGAACTCAGAAAAAAGCAAAACATTCGTGGAGATTAGTAATATATAACAATTGGGACTCCTGCTACCTGACAGTGGTGCATGGGGGTAGGGTACCCTCTGCGATGTTAGGGAATTCCCTAACAGGCCGTCAGATTCCACTATTGACCATCATTTGACATCAGGCGCTTGATCCTTATAATACGTTATCAGGTCGAGGCATTCCGTCCGACCAATACGGAGTTATAGATATGAACACACAAGCAATCAACAGCGCGGCATTTACAGCAGTCAAGGGCTATTCAACGGCGACAACCGAGGGCGACAAAAAGAAAGGCGCGCACCTCGACGCAATGTTTAAAAACGAAATGCGAGCGCCGCATACGATATCGCCCGAGGGCAAGGATAGCGCCGATAGCTGGTCAACGCCTGAACAATACGCGGCCATCAAGGCCAACGTGTTAACGGGTTTTGCCCAGAAGGATCAAGCCTTATTCAAGGTCGAGGTCAAAACATTGTCCGACGACGATAAAGCGCGCAAGCGTTGGGTCACTCAACAGATCGGGTCACGTATCAAGGATATCCGCAAGGGTCTTCTAAGCCGCGCCATCGATGCCGGTGAGATCGAACCAGAACAGCGCGAGACCAAAACCGAGGTCGAGAAAATCATCGCCGCAATCAAGACGGCTGCGAACACGGCGCGCAAGGACGAAACCCCCGAGTATAACCCTAGCGCCTTGATTACTTCACTAGCGCAAACGATGGCACTAGTCGGGACCGATGACGACATCCGGTCAATCATCGAAGGCTAAACTCAAGCCCCCCGCAAGGGGGGCATCTTTTTAATGTTAGGGATTCCCCCTAACAAAACAGGAGCAAGAAATGAAAGACGCCGAAAAATATTTGAACATGGCCCTTGAGGCTTTCTGTAAAGAAAACGGCTCATCGCTTGGCGAGATAAACTTTAATTCCACCGAGGCTTATTCATCCCCGCTATACGAAAAGTTGAGCGGCCCAAAACAGGGTTGGTTGCAAGAATGCCTAAATTTATGGCATCAAACTACTGAAGTAGTGCGAGGTAAAAACCCACAGGGTGATGATGCTCATTATCGCCGAGTGCAGGAAGTAACAAATCAGGAGCAAGACTCATGACCATTTAATCCACCTTCCCCGCTTCGGCGGGGTTGATACCAGTTCCTAGAGTAGCGATGCGCCAACGTGTTACCCCCACGATACCAGTTCCTAGAGCAGCGGTGCGGGGCACGATGCGTCTGTTAGGGGAATCCCTAACAAAACTAATGTTCTAAAACGCGTTTTGTAATGTTCTCAAATGTTCCCTAATGTTCCGTAATGTTCTGTACCAAAAAGAACATTCCTTAAGTGGATGACGATGGAATCTAAATGCAGGTTAATGCACGATGTAGTTGTCAAATTACCAAATATATATAGTTTTTATAATGTTCTCTTTTTAAGGAAATATGCTTGGTGACATTTCAAAGGGGGGTAAGAGATGTTCTCTCCTACACGCAAAACCCCCCAGAGAAATATAAGTCCATCCAAAATCGTCGAAAAAATAACATTAGGAACATTCGAGGTTAATCAAATGCTTGCCATCATGCGGTCAAGAACATTCCAGTACATTCCAGTACATTCCACCGTAATATGTTCCATCATGTTCCCCACACGTCTCTATCCGTGTCAGTACGTCCATGATGTTCCATCACTTGACATTACCTTCCATTTATGTCATAATAAGGTTCTGTGGTGGTAGTTTTCACTTCAGACATGTTTAAAACATGTTAACAGCAACTTTGTTAGGGATTACCCTAACAATCAACCCAAGAGGATATGACAATGGATACACAAAACATGTTACCAGCAGTACCGCAGGTATCGGCACCGTCGATACAGTCAAGCGCGATGATCGTTGAGTTCAATGCGTCGGTCTGGACGGGACGCAAGAAGGACAAGAGCGCGTCGGCCCAAGTGACCCTGCACAACAATGCCAAGTCTGGCACCGCCAACGTCAGTAAGAAGTTGCTAGGTGACTGCGCCGAGCTGGACGCCGTGCAGAAGTTCATCGGTAACACACGCAACACCCACTACGCACTCACGATGCCGTGGTCAGATCTAGGTCAACGGTTGATCCCGACTGCCATGTTCTTCGACTACCAAGCGCAGATGACAGCTTATGAGCAAGAGTTCGACGCTCTGGTGCAAGCGTTCCTCGATGTGTACGACTGGGAGATTATCCAGTCCAAGGTCAAGTTGGGCGACCTGTTCAACGATGCCGACTATGCACCCGTGCACGAACTGCGCCGTAAGTTTGCATTCAGTGTGACCTATTCACCCGTGCCAGAAGCTGGTGACTTTCGGGTTGACATGGGCAATGAGCAAGCCGAGATCTTGAAAACACAATATCAGGAACATTACGAGACGCAGATCACCAAGGCGATGGGTGACGTGTTCAACCGTACCCGTGCGGTCATCACCAAGTTGCACAGCGAGATCGACTGGAACGAGGGTGAGAAGTCCAAGCGCATCTTTGCCAGTGTCTTCGACCAAGTGCTGGAGATGATTGACATGCTCAAGACGTGCAACCTGACGGGTGATACCCAGATGGAGGCGATACGCACCAAGCTCGAAGATCAGTTCCGTGGTATGGGCACCAAGCAGGGTCAGTTGCCACTGTCTATCGAGGCACTCAAAGATGACGCGCACACTCGCGCCGAAACCAGAGCGGTGCTAGAAGACGTTATCAGCAACCTACCAACGTTGGACATGTAAAACACAGCTATAGGAGAGCGAGATGAGGTATAGCGCAGCAGAGGATCAGTTGTGGCACAGACATGGGCGCACGGTGTTGCACCCCAAGGATGCGTTCGACGATGCGATCCGCAACGGGATGGGTGATGAGGGTAAGTATCACTACATGTATATGTATTCGAGCGAGACGATGCACTTTTTCAAGCACATTGATACACGGGAGTATGCGAGATACAACCGAGTGCATAGGAACAAGCGGTAAACGTGTTAGGGATAACCCTAACAAAACTAAGTCCAAAGGAGGACATAAACGATGGCAACATCAACAAGACTATATGCAGTAAACCTAGACCAGATCGCAGAGTCGATCATTGCGAACGGTCACAACCGCACGGTACTCGTGCAGGGTCACATGGGGAGTGGTAAGTCATCACTTCTAAACATGTTAGCAGCAGAGCTGCCCAAGCATGTGCCGTGTTACTTCGACTGTACCACCAAGGATCTGGGGGATATCACGATCCCAGACATCATGCGTGTTGAGGATGGCAGTGGGTTCGTGCGGTACCTGACCAACGAGGAGCTGGGTGTGCACAACGACAAGCCAGTGATACTCATGATCGACGAGTACGGCAAGGCCAACCCAGCAGTCAAGAACGCGTTACTGCGTCTATTGTTAGAGCGCAAGATCGGGAGCTATACGCTACACCCCGACAGCATTGTGTTCGCTACCACTAACCTCGGTGCAGAGGGTGTCGGTGACTTACTACCAGCACATGCTCGCAATCGCTTGACCGTGATCGAGTCATCCAAGCCAACGTGGGAGCAGTGGATTGAGTGGGGTATCAACAACGGTATCGACCCGACTGTGCTGGGGTGGTGTCGCAACAATGACAAGGCGTTCGCTGACTTCCGCGATGTCGAAGACCCAGACGAGAACGACTACGTGTATCACCCACGGTCAACCCGTGCGGCGTTTGTTACACCTCGGTCACTCGAAGCTGCCAGTGATTGGATGAAGGTACGCGATAAGGTCAACGACAACACGCTAATGTCTTTACTGATTGGAACCATCGGGCCATCAGCAGCGGGTGACTTCGTGGCGTTTGCTAGGCTTGCCGATCAGTTGCCGTCTATAGATTCTATCAAGCAAGATCCTCACAGTGCGGTGGTGCCTACCAGTGCGGGTGCCGTGATGATGGTTGTGTATAAGGTGTTATCCACACTTGACCGTGATTGGGTCGATGCGTGGATGGACTACATGTTGCGCCTATCCAAGGAAGCGCAGGGTGTGTTCGCCAACGGGGTTCGGTCCGAGAAGTACACCAAGCGTTCAATGGTGATGACCAACAAGAAGTTCACGCAATGGGCGATGGACAACAACTATCTGTTTACAGCAGACAAGAAGTAAGGAGCAGGAAGATGGCCAAGCGAGAGAACAAGAGCTGGACAAAGGAAGAAGAAGTAGCGTTGTCGTGGTACTACCAGAATGGTAAGAGCAACGCTTACATGAGCAAGAAGTTAGGGCGTAGCACGTTCGGTATTGCGAGCAGACTGTCTAAGCTGCGTGCCGAGAACGGGGATCAGGGTCTCAGGAGCGATTCGTGGGATGCGGAAGAAGATGCCACGTTGACACGTATGTACGAAGCGGGTGCGTCATACGAGGACATAGGCTTCACGTTAGGGCGTACTACCAAGGCAGCACAGATGCGAGCTTTCGGTCTACGTAAGCGTGGGCAGTTGACTGAGTTCAAAAGTTCACGGCGAGTCCAGCCCAACCGACTACCGCAAATGGAATTGTTCGAGGCACCTAAACCGGTTAGGGAAT